TTAATTTGCTTCAACGAATCTTTTCTGCTCCCTCTCGATAAACTCCGCAGTTCTCATATCCTGAATTTCGGAAGCGTCAAGCACAAGCGCAAACTTTCTCTTGACCTTGACCCACTCGCCGCGCTTGATAATACAGTTCTGACCGTTCACCGCAACGTAAACGTCATCGCGATACCTGTCGTTGTCCTTGAAAAGCTTTACCGAAATATATTCGTTAAGATAACGCTCGTATTCCCTCGCCTGCTCAAGAGCGCGCTCCTGAGCCTTCTTGTTTACACCGCGAAGACGCGCATTCTCCGCCTCCTTCTCGGCAAGCTTCTGCTCGTATTCGGCTTTGAGCGCCGCAATATCCTCACTGTAATGTGACATAAAATTCTCCTTATTATTTATCATGTTTTTCCCCACCGTCCCACCCACGCCGATCAGACCGGCATATCACTCCCCCAAGACTTCTCCCGGGTGAGAAGCTGTCGCGTAGCGACTGATGAGGGGTAGCTCGCGCCTCGCGCAAAAATCACTCCGACCAAGTCGGAATATCACCGCGCAGGCGCAATATCACTCGCCGCAGGCGAATCTTATACAGATGCCGCAGTCTCGATACGTATCATAAACGCCTCAACGAGACGTACAGTAACCTTAGTCGCCTTCCAGCCAACCGTAGCTCTCTGATTGAGAGGGTCGGAAGAGCCTGCGCTGCCAAGCTGCTTGACGATATGCTCAAGACCTCCGTTCGCAAGCGCGGTAGTACCGTAAGCATTCTCTCCGAGAATAAGCGTCGCATAAACGTCAACACCCTCAGCGCCTGCCTCACCGGGATAAATGATATCTCCCTTCGTACAGCTTACAGAAGCCTGGGTCGCCTTGGTGCTGTCGGTAGCAAGAGCCATGATCGAGGACGTATTGGAGCTTACGTAATACTTCTTCCCGCCAATAAGCACCGCTCTTCCAACAAGCGAGTTATCCGCAACGGTACCGTTGGAGCTAAAGGTGACCGTGTAACCCGAGGTCATCGTGCTTTCAACCGTAAGAGTTCTCGCACCGTCCGCGAGATCCTCGGCGTGGAATACCTTCGCCTCTGTGGATTCGATAAAGCGAACCCCCTCGATCTTACCGATCTCACCCTCAAAAATAGCGGAGGGATCAGCATACTGATGAGGATACTTCCACGCAGGATCGCTCATAAGATCGTAAGCGCAATCAGGGTGAATGATCGCCACGTACGCGCCGTCGATCTTCTCCGCGTTCTGATTTTTGAGAAATCTGACCGCACGTCTTATCGCGTCAACAGTAAGATAGCAGTTGCCATCCTCCTTGCCACCGACGATCTGCTCGCGGGAGGAAACCTTGCCCTCGCCGTACTGAACGTTCGTACCGCCGACAAGCACCTCGCGGGAAATAGTGTCAAGCGTTCTTCCCGCCTGGCTACCGAGAAGCTTGGTCGCCATAAGAAGATTGTTGTCAATAGCGGTCATAATAAGAAGGTCGGTAAGCTCAACGTAACCGCCGTACTGAGCGACAGTCGCGTTAACGATACCCATATTGATGGTCTGACCCGTGGGAGTAACGCCCTCCGCAATGGGATCTGTGATCTTGGGCAGCGGATCGTACTTTCGGAACTGGACCGTCTTGCCGTTACCCGCGGGAATATCGTGCTTCTGCGCGAAGCGGTCGTGAACGAGAGAAGGCTCAGCGTTATCTATAAGATAGTCTGCGTAATACGTCTTCATCTCGGGAGAAAGACCCTCTCCGTCTGCGTACTGCTTGACCGTGCTATTCTTTGCGTTTATCTCTCCCTCAGTGCCCATCACGGTCTCACCTGCACCGAAAAGCTGCAAATTGATCTTAAAATTATTCATAAACATAAATTCCTTTCTTTTTGAAAATATCTATCATAACAAATATCAAAGGTGAATTTTTTCACCCTTAAGCGCCCTTGAAGCCAAAGACGCGCGCTCACTTTTAGTCAATTTAGAAACGTCAAGCGAAGAACGAGCCGAGCGCGGCGACACCGCATTTTCCGAAATCCTGGCACGCATAGCCTTGAACTGACGGTTCATTCTTTCCTCAGTCTCCCTGACTGCCCGTTCGCGCTCAGCGATAAGAAGCGAGTCGATATCGGCATAATTTTTCGCCTCATCCTCAAGCCTTCTCACCTTTTCCTCAAGCGCCCTGTATTTTTTGAACCGTTTGTTTATCAGCCTCTGCGTATCCTCCCTGAAAAGCTCTTTAAATCTTGTTTTGATAAGCCTCTCGTATTCTTCCCTGTCGCTTTTCTCATCATTTGACTCATCACAAGCCGCACCTTCAACGCTATCAAGAGCTTCGACTCCCTCATTGGGGTCATCCCCTGCGACTTCGCGATCGCAGTCATCGCAATTCAGGTCCGTAAGGCAGGACGAGCCGTCTCCGTCTTCAAGCGAAGCGGATATAATATCTTCATCATTCATAAACGTAAGATACCTCCTTAAGTTACCACGAAAAAACGTGTCCGTGTCACGCACCGGCAGATCGGCAAGCGGCATAGACAGGCGGCTTTATCCTCCACCCCCACGCCATAGAGTCGACCGAAACCGTACCGGGATAAGTCAGAGCGATCTGTATAAGACCTATGCAGCAAAGCTTCATCGCCTCCTCGCCCGAAGGGTCGCATTCAATGTCGGCGACCCCCGAGCCGATAGAATTGATCTTAAGATATGCACCGCTGTTAGCGAGATACCCAAGCATCGCGTAAACTATCCCCGAAACCGCGGCGCAAACAATGTCCGCACCACTCTCAGAGTAGCCCGCGTGGCCGCAAATGATCGCGCGAAGCCCCGACTCACCCCTTGAAAACGACGCCTTTATCATGCCTCACTCTCCTCAAGATATTCGCGGCGCAAGCTCATCTTGAGCTTCTCAACGCCCTCGAAATCCATAAGCTCAAGCATCATAAGCGTCCCCTTGACGTTCTCAGGCAAAAACGCGCCCGAATCGTAAAGGGATTTGGCAAATTCATTCTTCTCCTTTGCCTCGGAGGGTGACTTTTTGGTAGCGGATACCACGATGTCAAGGTGAGGTCTGTAGCCATCCTCACCAAAGGCAAGCTCTCCGCCCGAAAAAGTCAGATAATCCCTCGCTCCCTCGCTGCCGGTAATGCGAAAGACTCTCGCACCCGAATAAAATTCACCGATAAGCTCGATAGCAAGTGAAATTATCTTGACAAAAGCCCTGTAAGACTCTTCAATTCCGTCTCTTGAGGACTTTGCCCCCGCCTCGCGAAGAACACTGATCGCGGACGCGGCGGTAACACCGCCGGTAATGCCTCCCTGCGAAACGTCACGCGAGCCGGTGATCTCCTTGAGCTCCTCGATCTTCATCTTCTTGCAGTCCATAACAGACTCATCCATCGGGGATATCTCTATCTGACGGAGCTTCTCCTCGTCAATATCCCCCTCGACCTCAACGATAGAGCGACCGAGATCAAGAAATTCCTTCTCGTTGACGCCGAGAGAGCGCTTCGCCCAGAATCTCACGCGCGAAGCCCAATCCGAGTAAGCCATCATATTGTCGTCAACGCGATTTATGTAATCCTGAATACCCGAGGCTATGGCGATCATACCAAAGCCGCAGATCCCCTCGTTGCAGGGATAAAGCCTGTCAAACACGACCGGATAAAGCCCGTGAGCATACCAGCCGCCCTCGTAATCTCCGTCGGATTCCGAGCAAAACAGCACCGTATCCCCACAGAATTTGCAAAGATGAAGCACCGTCTTGCCCTCTGGAAGATATCGCTTGTAATAGTGGTCAACGACCACACACTTCCCGTCATCCGAGACAGCGTATCCAAGTGCAGACGCGATCGCGGAGTCTCCGTTTCGGTTTTCCGAGTATTTGAAATGAGGATACAAGGCCTCAACAGCATCAATGTCCAAAGCAGAAACAATAAACAGATTCTTACTGTCCTGAATATCGGATACCCCCATCTCCCAGAAAATATCGGACAAGCTTATCGAGCGTATATCCACGTCGCCGAGTCCGTCTTCAAGCATAGTATTCCAGAAAACGCCCCAGACAGCCGTTCCGTGCTTGAGCTTTTCCCAAGCGTTTTCAGAGTATACCTGCTCAATTCCCGCTCTCTCGCAAAGCACGGGAATGATCTTAGTAAGCTTATCTGCAACCGCCTCATCGCGTTTTTCACGCGGAAGACAGCATATCTCGGGCAGACTGTCAATAATGTCAGCGTGCTTGTTGACGATGCTGTTAAAGACCCAGGAGGACGAACGGTCCGACGAATAGATGTTTTTCCAGATCTCATCCTCAACCCTCAACCTCGCCTCAAGCTCCCCCTTTTGTCTCTTGTAGGCAAAAAGATGACTCTTAGCCGCCTCAAGATCGGGGATTAAAAAAGTTTTCGTTTTTTTCATATCTTTCCTTTCATATAACGCCCCGATTCAAGGGAGCGCACGTTACTGTAAAAATCTCGTCCTTACGGGATAACGCTCACGCGCATAGCCGCCGTAAAGATCAAGCGGATCGTATGACTTTTTAAGTCCAACGCTCCCCGGGGCTTCATTCTTTCGCCGCATAGGACGCGCCATGCAAACGTATCGAAGCTCATCGTAAATGTGGTCCTCTCCCGTCGTATCAACATCCTCAACGTCAACGCTTGAGTAAACGAGACAAGGGATCGTCCTCAAAAAGTTGCGGCACGTCGAGAAAACGTAGAGTGACGGACGCCCCGCAGAGTCAAACGCCAGGCGGTCATGAACCTGCATCTTTCCGGCAATGCGCGAGTTGTCAGCGCGATCGAAATACACACCAAGTCTCTCCATAATACCGCCAATACTCTCACCGCCGTTTTTCTGATATATCGCGGGGTCGGCGATACCGTGAATGATCCTTCCGCGCAGATTTTCGTCCTCCGATTCGATACGTCGGATCTCCTCGGCAAGGCGAGTGGCCTCCCAGCGCACCCCCACGTCGGGAGTACCGGTACAGCCGTAAAGCTCGCGGATCCGATATAATGTTCCGTCGCGGTCCTCAGCATACCACCCAACCGAAAAGGGTCTCGAGTATCCCCAGTCAAAGCCCCTAATAATGCTCCAATCGCGCGGCACAGTGAACGGGGAGATCACGTGAGTGCCAATTCGTTCGGAGTATCTGTCGGGATCGTTTCGCCATTCCGTGAATACCTGACCCGAAAAGCCATCCCAATCTCCGTAAAGAAGAGCCCTGCGCTCAGCGTCGGGGAGCGACGCAAGCCGCGTAAGGTATCCGGGATCGTTTTCAAGTAGTATCTTGTTGTCGAAAACAGTAGACGGAACGAAGATGCGTGACCTTCGCCGCTCCTCCTCGTGTCCGTCGGGGAATGTGACCTTGACACTCTCCCATATCGTCGTCATAGGCGGCGCAGGAGTGATAAAGCGAGCCTTGACCCAACCGTGTCCGATCCCACCGGGGTTGGCTTGAGCGCGCATATAGCAGCGCGTGCCGGGACCGTTCGGTCGGTTGCGCGAGAAGAGATAGCTGTACTCGTCAAAGGTGAATTGCGTAAGCTCGTCGAAGTCGATGAAATCGTAACGCTTGCCCTGATAGTTGTAGCGGTCGGAGACGTGAGCAAGAGATCCGAAATAGATCTTCGCACCCGAGGGAAATTGCCATACGTGCTTGCTATCGTTGAAGACCGCGCCCGAGCAGGCGGCAGAATAGATTTCGTGAGAGCGATCTATAAGCTCGGAGAGCTGCGGATAGGTCTTGCGAAGTATCAGACCGCGATAGTGCGGGATCGAGATCTGACGGAGAGCCTCCGCGAGCGCACAGTCGCTCTTCCCTCCTCCTGCCGCACCGCCGTAAAGAGCCTCGTCCTCAAGTCGGCGCATAAATTCAGCCTGGCGCGGCTGCGGCGTCCAGATCACGCGCCTCTCATTCGCCGCCATCCTCAAGATCTCCTATTCTGTCAGCGCGCGGGATCTCAACGATTCCGCCCTCACCGTCCTCGCCGTCATCCACGTGAAGCTCCTTCTCCTTCCAGCGGCAGGGCTGGCGGTTCTTCAACCAGAAGATCTCAGCCTTGAGATCGGGCGGAACGTAGCTCTCGTCAAAGCCGACGGCAAGCTCCTCGTATTCCTTGACCTTTTTCCCGGTGTCGGGATCGTAGTCAACGCGCTTGAGCTTGTGAGTCTTGTTCGTCTTGACGCTGTATCCGGTCGCCTTCTTGTATAAGGCCTCAACGACCGAAAAATCAGCCTCCTTCCGCCCGATCTCGATCGCATCGCGGAACTTTGCGTATTTCTTTCGCCATCGCTGAAACACGTCAAAGGTCAATCCGCAACGCTCTGCGATCTCCTCATCCGAAAAGCCCTCCTCTGCCAGTCGGCGTATAGTCTCAAAGCCGTACCTGTCGCACCATTTTTTATATGATCCCTGTCTCGCCAATGCAAGCACCCTCCTTGCGAGCATCGGGCAAAGCCTCGCTGACCTCAATGACGTAATCGTCACCGGATGAACTGGACCGAACGATATATCTTCCAAGCGCGTCGCTTATCTCCTTTTTGGGGATCCTGACCGCACCGTGCTCTGCCACAAGGAGCGCAATATATGCCGAAAGGATAACGTTGGCCATCCTCTCCGCCTCGTATTTTTCTCTCTCAGCCTTTATCTGCATATTCTTGTTTTTGAGAATATCCCTGATGCTGAGAAGCTTTCCAATAAAGTCCTTCAAAAATTTCTTGAACATAACCTTTCCTCCATAAAATACTTAATAATAAAACCTGTGATTTTCATGAATACGCGATCCACAATATTAATTAATCCGCGATATTAATAAACTCACGATAATAATGAATCCGAGTTATTAACAGATCCGCGATAATCGAAAACGAACTCGCAAGCAAAGGCCGTCAGCCATCAGCATATTTTCTGTCATAATAGCGATCCATGACCGCCTTAAGCATGCAAGCCTTCCAATTTTCGGGATGACCGCAATATCCGTAAACGACCTCCCTGCGAGCGACCTTGTCAGGGAAGGTAAACTTCGCACACTCACAGACCGTCCTTTCCATACCTCTCGCGTCCTTGAGATAAGGACACATTCCTGCAAAAGCCATTGTATTTTTCCTTTCTACGCGCCCCGCGCGATTTTAACTCCTTGTGTTTTCTTTCTGTTTCATCTGCTGCTTCTGTTTTTCTTGCTGCTTTCACTCCGCACCCTGCTTTTATTTCGCATCCCGCTTTCAGTCGGCATTCCGCCTTTATTCCGCATCCCGCTTTCAGTCGGCATTCCGCCTTTATTCCGCATCCCGCCTTTATTCTGCATCCTGCTTTCAGTCGGCATTCCGCCTTTATTCCGCATCCCGCTTTCAGTCGGCATTCCGCCTTTATTCTGCATCCTGCTTTCAGTCCGCATCCTGCTTTCAGTCCGCATCCTGCTTTCAGTCAGCATTCTGCTTTCAGTCAGCATTCTGCTTTCAGTCGGCATTCCGCCTTTATTCTGCATCCTGCTTTCAGTCAGCATTCCGCCTTTATTCTGCATTCTGCTTTCAGTCCGCATTCTGCTTTCAGTCGGCATTCCGCCTTTATTCTGCATCCTGCTTTCAGTCCGCATCTGCTTTCAGTCCGCATTCTGCTTTCAGTCCGCATTCCGCCTTTATTCCGCATCCTGCTTTCAGTCCGCATCCTGCTTTCAGTCCGCATCCTGCTTTCAGTCCGCATTCCGCCTTTATTCCGCATCCCGCTTTCAGTCGGCATTCCGCCTTTATTCTGCATCCTGCTTTCAGTCGGCATCCTGCTTTGAGTCCGCATCCTGCTTTCAGTCCGCATCCTGCTTTATTCAT